AAGAGTTCATCGACCGCGGCCTCATCCACTTCTCGATTTACGACAACGAGCGTTCGATTCCGAATTTGATGGATGGACTGAAAATCTCGCTGCGTAAGATTCTGTATGCGGCATTCAAGAAGGGTGGCCTGAAAACGGAAATCAAGGTTGCGCAGTTCAGCGGCTACGTATCGGAGCATTCGGCGTATCATCATGGTGAGGCGAGTTTGAATGCGGCAATTGTCGGGATGGCGCAGAACTTCGTAGGGAGCAATAATATCAACTTGTTAGAGCCCAACGGTCAGTTTGGGTGTATTGACCCCGAAACACCAGTATTGATGTGGAATGGCAACATAGAAAAGGCTAAAAATGTAAAAGTAGGGGATGAATTGGTTGGTGATGATGGCACTTGTAGAATTGTTTCAAGATTGACACAAGGAATTGATGAAATGTATGAAATCTCAAATGGAAATATGGATAATTACATCGTGAATAGTCATCATATATTGACTGTATGTTATTCGGGACACAAATCAATATTTTGGAAAAAGTCATCTAATTCATGGAAAATGAATTATTTCGATGACGATACCAAACGAGTTAAATCTATATCTATGCATACTATTGACCGCACAATCGGAACTCACTTCAACAAAACACACTTTACAAAAGAAGAAGCATATGAAAAAATGCTTGAATATTCCAAATCAATACCAGATAATAACATATTTGACATTAACGTTCAACAATATTTAGCTTTACCCGAATACGTTAAAGAGCATGTGAAAGGCGTTATCAATCGTTCAGTTATTCAATGGGAAGAACAAGAATTGCCAATAGACCCATACATATTGGGATTGTGGTTAGGTGATGGGATGAGCACGTGCAACGCATTCGCAAGCATGGATTCCGAAATAATCAAGTATTGGGCTACATGGACTGACACAGTTGGATGTGAAATATGTCATGTGAAGAACATACCTCCGCATGAAAACCACTCGTTTTACATTAGACGACGTGGTTCATCTACCGGAATAGCAACTGCTATCGGCGACCCAACACATAATCGTTCTACATGTATTGGTTGTACAACTTCAAAAATTGTTTGTGCTGCGTGTGATTGGACCTTTGATAAACAAACTGAACCAGTTAAAGGAATCGGTAAAAATATTGATGGACACACCGCCGTAAATCTGAATCCAGTTGTCGAATTATTCAAAAAACACAACCTTTACAAAAACAAACATGTTCCAATTCAATATATCATTAATTCGGAAGAAAATAGGTTAAAAATACTTGCCGGAATGATTGATACTGATGGTTGTTTGAAAAATAAAAACGGTGGTAGTTGCCGTTATGAAATAGCCCAATGTGAAAAAAGAAAACATTTATTGGAATCGTTTAGAATCATTGCTGGCTCATTAGGATTTAGAGCAAAAATATTAAAAGCATACGATGGTATATATTCGTTGGTAATATCTGGAGACAACATTGACAAAATTCCGGTGAAAGTTCCAAGAAAACAAATCGAACATCAAACAAGAATAACCAATTATGCGTCACACAATATAAAAATCAAAAGCATTGGGCGTGGTGCGTTTTGTGGATGGAACATAGATAAAAATGAAAGATTCTTGCTGGGTGATTTTACAATCACGCATAATACTAGGCTTCATGGCGGTGACGATAGTGCGAGTGAAAGATACATCTTCACACAACTCAACAAGCTCACACGACTTATCTTTCGCCAAGAAGACGACGCCATCTTGTCGTATATCAACGACGACGGTCAAATGGTAGAGCCGACCTATTACGCACCAGCGATTCCGATGATTCTCGTGAATGGAAGTAAAGGAATCGGAACCGGATTCAGCACAGATGTCATGCCGCATCATCCGCTTCAAATCATCGCTTATATTCGGGCGATGCTCGCAGCAACGCCAGCGACCGACCGCCCTGTCATCGAGCCCTATTTCAAAGGATTCAAGGGGACGATTCAAAATATCGCGGCTCCGGCTGCTATCGCAGCCTCCAGTTCCGCCACATTGGGTGTGGCGGCGAAATATCTCATCAAAGGCACCTACGAAATCATCGCCGACCGTAAAGTCCGTATCACCGAGCTCCCGATTGGAACATGGACAGATGATTACAAAGTATTCTTGGAGAAGTTGATGGACACGCCCGCGGCGGCGTCGGACAAGGACAAAGGCGCCGACAAGTCAGCTGCTGCGACTACCCCTGTCCTCAAAGAATACACCGATATGTCCACCGACACCGTTGTAGATATTACCGTAACGTTTCATCCATCGTATCCACACACACCGAAAGAGCTTCAAGCCGCGGTCATCGATGCCGACGCAGGAACAAACAAACTGGAGAAACTCCTCGCTCTATTCACGACGCAAAGCACGACGAATATGAATCTCTTCGATGCGCATGAGAAACTCCGGAAATACGCGACCATCTACGACATCGTCGAGGATTATTACACCGAACGTCTCGCACTTTACGCCAAGAGAAAGGCGGCGATGCTGGCGCAACTTGCGAATGAACTGCGCGTCCTTACCAACCGTGCGCGATATATCCAAGAAATCCTAGATGACAAACTGGAACTGCGTCGTCAAACCAAAGAGGCGATTTACGCGAAGATGGTCGCACATGGCTACGAACACATCGATAACGACGTCGAATTCAAGTATCTGCTGAAAATGCCCATGGATAGTGTGACAGATGAGAATGTAAAGAGCCTTCTCGCAGAGCGTGACGCTAAACGTGCGCAACATCTGGGACTCCAAGATACGACGATTCAAGCATTATGGACCAAGGACTTGGATGAATTGGAACAGGAGTATAAGAAATGGTTAACGGCAGGAGAGGCGGCAACGTCAAGCAAAACCGCAGGAGGCGGCGGCGGTGCTGCTGCACCAGCAAAAAAGAAGATGGTGGTCAAGAAGGCATAATCGAAATAATAATAACAATAATAACAATAATAACAATAATAAACCCATATTTTTTATTATTGTTCGACAAGTCAGCCAGCCTCTAAAACCACGGCTTCAACTCTAGCGTCTTATGCTTGTAATCCGAGAAATTCGGGTGAGCCATCGGCGTGTACATGTTGCTGACATCACGCTTATACTGAATATATCCTTCTGCTTCGCCATGAATACGAGGCACACAGTATTCAAATACTAACTCATTCAACTCAATAATCTGCTCCCGGATATCGGTGGGAGCGTTGGCCGCATTCTGTAAATAAATTGTCCGCATGATGATGCGCAGAGTATCACAGTCTTGTTCGCCAATAACATACTTGCCGCGGGAGCGCTGATACACTCCTGCGCGAATACCGTTTTGAATAATCTGCATATTCTCCTTACAGAAGAATGCGTTCGAGAGAGGTGTATTTTCCCATATCCCATTCAGCGCATCACGGTAAGTCACGCACTGATGAACAGGGTTTTTATCATAAAGAGCGAACTGGTCTTGAATCGGGGGCGTTAAGATATCGAGACGGCCATTTTTAGGTTGTCCGATAAATGTCTCTTCCGGGAAAGTGCGATAATCGAACCGGTTCATTTGATTAAAGTGAGAGAATGAGAATGAGAATGAGAGAATGATAATACGAATACGAATACGCTAAATAACGTTATTGTATAATACACAGATATTATATCACTACTTTATATAGTTATGGATTTCATTTCAAGTTCAAAAAACACAGGTTCGTCGGCATTCGGAAGTTCGAGTAATGGAAGTGCCGGTTCATCCGGTGATGGGCTGTTTAGCAACTTTTTCAATCTCTCCATTCAAAAAATGGTGTTATTACTCGCAGTCATCGCGTTTGTGATCTCAATCGGAACCGTCGCGATTTTATTGTTAAAGTCAAAGAGTACGCAAAAGTGGCCGCCTGAGATTGCGAGATGCCCAGATCGTATGGAATTCGATGGAACAAATTGTGTCGATAAGTACGATTTGGGATACACACTTAGTGCTCCCGACCAAAACAATAACTGTAACAATTTCACCAAAATAAACGGCGCCACATATTCAGGACCTGGATTAAGTGGGGTAGATGGTGGATATGTTCCATGGGAAGGCGTTTTAGATGGTCAAAAGTCACGCGCAAGTTCGTTGAAGAACTGCTTGTCGTGATCGTCGTGATGCGTATTTATCTATTAATTTATGACAAAATAACGAAATTATTATTATGTCATATCGTCACGCGGTATTTACATACGGAAAGCACCGGGTGCCGCACTAGAAGCCCCCTTGGCAACAGCAGGGAGTGAATCAGAAGGAGCACCCATGCCATATGTTCCCGCCTTCATGTTGCTCGTGACACACATCGAGTAGAACAAGCGTGTCTGGAAATACATGAGAGCATACACGAGAATCATCAAGAACGAATAAACTCCGCTCATTAACGTGATTTTCCCCCTAAATAAGAGAACCAACGATGAAACAAATCCCAACGCAGCAACCGCTAAGAAAATAAAATTAACAACGGTAAGCCAGTAAAACAAGAGACAATAATCCTTGTCAAGAGGGGCAAATAATTCTTGGATTGCGTTCATTCTCTAAATAATGCTTGTTATAACATATAAACATAAAAAATATATTCACATAAGACATACATCGCCATACATAAACATAAATAGACATACATGGAAAATTATACAACCTTTCTTGGCAGAGAAACCATCTATAACAATATCCGAGACTTCTTAGCATCTTTTCAGAAAAACAAATCCGACCTTACATTCAAACGAGGCATCTATATTTATGGCGAGCCAGGTTCCGGAAAAACTGAATTCGTGGTTCGCCTACTAAAAGAACTGAACTATGATATGGTGAAATATGACGCGGGGGATATCCGAAACAAGTCCATCATCGAATCGATAACCCAACACAATATCTCTGATAAAAACATCATGTCGATATTTCAACGAAAGGTCCAAAAAATCGTTGTAGTGATGGACGAGCTTGACGGAATGAATAACGGCGATAAAGGTGGTATCACGTCTCTTATCAAACTTATTCGTCCTAAAAAAACAAAGAAACAGAAGCAAGAAGAAATCACGATGAATCCGATTATTTGTATTGGGAATTACCACATCGACAAGAAAATCAAAGAACTGATGAAGGTGTGTTACGTCTATGAGTTGAAAACACCAACCCCGCCACAAATGTCGCACATCATCGACATGAAGTTGCCAGCCATCGACGCGGTCATGCGGAAAAACATCATCGCGTTTGTTCAAGGCAATTTGCGTAAGCTGAACGCAGTAATGGAGATGAGCAAAAAATCAAACACAATACTCGCGAACAATATTCTTCATGCGATATTTCAGCCGAAGACATATAATGAAGACATCAAAAAGATAACCGAAAAGTTGATGAATACTGAATACCCGATTTCTGATCATAATGTTCTAATCAACGAAACCGACCGCACCACCATCGGACTGCTTTGGCATGAAAATATCATCGACTTGTTTGAAAAGATGCCCGTTTCAGTAAGCGCACCGTTTTATAAGATGGTCCTGGATAACATCTGTCAAGCCGACTACTTTGACCGCATTACATTTCAAAATCAGATATGGTTATTTAACGAACTCTCATCTCTCATCAAGACGTTTTACAATCATCATTTGTATCATAAATCCTTCCCGAAAAAGGCGCGGTTTCATCCGACCGAGGTGCGATTTACGAAGGTTTTAACGAAATACAGTACTGAATACAATAATCAACTTTTCATACAGAATTTGTGTATTCAGCTTTCGATGGATCAGAACGATTTATTCACATTTTTCATGACACTTAAAAAACAGTATTCGGAAGAGGATATTCCACGGATTTTAGAGATGTATGAAATCACGAAATTGGACATCAATCGGATATATCGTTATTTAGACAAATATATGGAAAAGACAGTAGTTGGTGAAGACGACGGTGAAAGCGACCCCCAATACGATTCTGTATTATTAGAATAAACCCTATTGTCTTTGTCGGTGTCATGCGTTTGATTAATACGTAAAAGATGTTATTAATATTTAGAAATAACTACAATGGGCGCATCGATTTCACTTGATTCGAAATATCGTTTAATTTTAGATACAGAGGTCGAGTGTGTTTCTGTGACTCCTCCGGGCACAAAGGCCGATGGTGATAAAAAGCGTGATCATACGCGTGAGAGCGACGGCAGCGGGAGCGGGAGCGGAAGTGGGAGCGGAAGTGGGAGCGATGGCAGCGATGGCGAAGAGAGCGGAAGCGGAAGCGGAAGCGATAGCGATTCGGAAAACAAAATATATACTGTAAAGCCGACACCTGAAATTATCAACTACATTCGCAGTTATCTTCGTAAGAATGAATTTCTTGATGAATTTGACCTGATTACAGAAATTGACCTCGATAGTTATGACCATGCTCCGGGTTCCGTACTTGTTTTCAATTCAGACTCCGTTGTCTATATGACAAATAACCAAACGATTGAAGCGGTTGGTGAATGGGAGTATCTTCCACCCGAGAAGGAGGAACAGTCGAAGTCGTCAAAATCGTCGAAGTCATCAAAGTCGTCGAAGTCAAAGAAACGCGGTGGAGATAGCGACGACGACGACCACCACGATGATTCACGGAATAAATATAAAACAAAAGACGATGAACTTCCAGTAAGTGAAATAGAAAATATTCTCAGTAATAAATTTGAAGAATACAATAAGGGTCATGAATTTGTGATCCATGAATCGAAGACAAGTTTTCTTTGTTTAAAGATTAACTCAGTCGAGATTGTAAAAGAATAAATAATATCATCGTCGGCGACGTTATTGACGCAGTTCATTATGATATTATTGTAATTGTCGGTGTATTTACACGTAAATCGTTTCGGGTTCGGTCACGGTAGTCGCTGGTTCTGGTGCTGGTGCTGGTGCTGGTGCTGGTGCTGGTGCTGGTGCTGGGGCGGACGTCGCACTCACCGCCGCCGCCGCCGCGATGGATGCCGCTTGAAGCTTTTGTAACGACACATAGTTATCATGAAGCACTTTATATTCGCGATTTAATCGTGCTATTTCTTGATCACGTGACGCTACATCGTTTTGTAATGCTTGAAGAATATCAACAACCTGTTTGTTATTCAGCGTAACCGGCGGTTGTCCGGGTTGTTGTAATACGATGTTGCCACCACCGCTTCCCGCCGCCGCATCTTCCGCCATCTTGGCGCGTTCTTTCTCAAGCTGCAGAGTTTGAGCAATCACATCCGGTTTCATTTCCGGACGACCTGGTTCATATTTCGCCAATAATCCCTCCAATTCATTCATATAAAACCGACGAAGGTCGTTGTCTTTAATGAAATCCATAACCTTCTTCGGTGAATCTCTCACCACATCTGGATTGGCATTTACAAGCAGCTTACGTTTATCGAACGTGTTATGTTCATGCGAAAATACCAGAATCACTTTCATCGGGTCGAGCTGAACAAAAGGGACGGTATAATCCTTCAAAAACGCACGCTCCTCTGCCAAACACGCGTCATCGTTGTAGCGGTTATTCTTGATTAATTTACGCTTAAATGCGAATGTTCCTGCGGTGGCATGATTCGGTCCATACGGTCCAAAACGCTTCATCTGCTTGATATGCTTGAAATAGATGTAAATCTCACTTGACCCTGCGCATAATGCTTCTGGATGAGATACCAACATTTCAACCGCATGCGAAACACGCTTTGGTGGATAATAGTCATCATCATCCATATACACCAATATTTCACCGCGCGACTTTTCATGAAGCAAATTCCTCTTTCGGCCCAGAGTCATTTTGGTATCGTATTTGAAATACTTTACGCGAGGATGGGATGCTACAAGGTCTTCGATAGGGTCGGTTCCGTCATCAATAATAATCCACTCCATACGGTCTTGCGGATAATCTTGTGCGTTGAAACACGTAATCATCGCATTCACAAAAGGCCGACGATTGAATGTGGGTGTACATACGCTGACAAATGGGTATTTTTTGAAATATTCAGGACTTGATTTCTCGATTCCGGCCGCTGATGCCGCTGATGCCGCTGATGCCGCCGCTGATGCTTTATTTTTTCCACCCATATCGTATAATTTGGATATAATAGCTCTTATACGATATTATTTATGTTATTTATCACTGCTTCACTTGGGTCGGCTCCGCTATCCACCCCAGTTTTGAATCGAATGAATAAAGTCCATAATTCCTTGCCAGTAATGTGTTAAATACAGCATCAGTAACATTAAAATCACGATCGCCGCAACATTAATATCTAAATACTCAAATGCGTAATACATAAGCGTTAAATTAAAAAAGAAGAAAATGATTGGAACATAACGAGCATATAACTCGCGATACTGGTCCCAGTGAAAAAGTGGATATATTATCAAAGTACCAATAAATTGTATCAGTTGAACAAAATACGACACCACCGGAAATATACCCATACCGAATCCGGTAAATAACGACCATAATGAACCACCAATAAATTCTTTACGGTTGTCGGTTTGATTTATTATCATACCAATAACCGTCGTAAAGAAAGGACCACCCATCAACATAAATCCAACAATCAACAAAAAGACAAATGGAATAAAAATAATCAAAAGTGGCGATACAGCGTCATACAATTCCGCCGGAATCGCATTTGAAATACGTGTAATCTGTTCGAATATATACGACAACATCGCACGATCCGACGAAAATGAAAAAATGAATGCGTTATTAATCCACTGCTTAAATCGCGCCTTAATAAATTCCCAGTTCAGCAGATTTACTTTCGTTACCCCTTCTTCCACGCTGTCATTCACCATATCCACGTCTTCTTTTGTCAAACAGAACCATTTAAATACGTATGTATCAAGAAGAATCGCGGCTTTCAGGTATATTTTTTTGGCGGTTTCGATTTTGGGGTCATCCGCGATACCGCCGAACTTATCATCACAATCGGCGTCGCAACTTGTGTATTCATTCGTATAGCAATACGGCCATTCATGACGGTCGGTGGGGAATAGTTTATTCAAATTGATGTGATTGTCTTTGATGCTTTCCGGCGCCGCAAAAAACATGATATTCACACAAATGACCGAAATAATAACCGTCTCAATAAATAGTGTTAAAACGCTGAGTCCGAACTCTTTCAACGCTTCTAGGTCGAATAACGATTTCGGTTTTGCTTTCGCTCCCGCATCCGTCTTCGGCTTCGCGTCTTCGCCTTCGCCTTTGCCGTCGGCACCCCCTCCGAACATCCCGCCTACTTTGCTAAACGTTCCTTCTCCTTCGCCTTCGCCTTCGGCGTCACCTTCGGCGTTATCGGGTTGTTTTTCTTCATCATCCGCCATTTTCTGGTGTAAGTTATATATACAATAGATTATTATACATCGAACTATTACCGCGCATACATGAGTCCGCAATTTCCCGACACAAACGTAAGGACATTATACCTCTCTTCCAGGATATGAAGGTCATAATTATACAAGTAAATATTCACATTCGGCTTATTCATGCCAATAATCTCTCGTGTGTTCGGATTACAAATCACTTTCACCTCCGCAGCCGAATCGAGAGGCGGATAAATCGTCGTCATCTCCAACTCAATCTGGTTGAACTTACTCATATTGATTGCGCCGCTTGGTTGAAGGTCAAACGGGTCAGAATTCAGGCAAAAATTGTAACAATATATCCCCGGTTTCGCACTTCCGCGGGTGCGCGTGTATTTTTCCACGTAGTTATAGACACCCGCATCCAGTAGATTCTCGCGGTATTTGCCGTTGAGTGAAATTCCCATCATCTGTAAAATATCGCGTTCATTTTCTGATTGAAAGTCGCCGGTAATATGAAGTCCGGTGAGACGTTTATCGCGCGGGTTGATGCCTGGTCCAATCCCGTTTTTTGGGCCGTTCTTATCGAAGAAGTAGCGGTCATTCGCGAAAGCCGGATTCAGATTCGCGGATAAGTCGGTCGTCATTCGAATATCTTCACTAAACGCGGTGGGGCGCCAGTCGTCGTCGATGGGCGCGGGAATAATATCATAGGGGAGGTAGTTATACGGCCAATTTGTATAATTGCTCCATTCATTTCGGAGATTGACATCGCTGCGCTGGAAAAACATCGTCCATGACGACACCATCCCCATCGAGTTCTCTATCTTAAGTTTCTTATTCCCAGTCACATCGTTGAACACCCAATCGTAATACGACTTGATAAGATATTTCTGCTGGTTGGCGGCGAAGACTTTCGATTCTTCATCCGAGAGAAAACAATACGTCGCCATCAAATGAACATCTGCGTTCCAATCCGTGCGCAGACTCGGGTAGGAATCCAGCGATAAATCAATACTGGGTGGCGGATATAAAAATCGCCACATCTGGTGAAGGGGGTTCGTGAAGTCGGGTTGAACGACTGGCCAATAATTATCGGGGTCGCCCACGTCACGAATGGTAAATAACTCCTTGACGGGGCGCAACGTTACATCGATTTGAAGTTGGTTATATTGAAGACACACAAGGGGAAACGCCATTTTCGAGGACAGCGTGAACCATGCGTTGATGGGGATGTATATTTTACGCCCACGAATAGACGGTTCTGCGCCTGCGGAGCTCGACGTGCGATACGCATTCGGGTATTGGTTGAGACGCGCACCCGAACAACCCGGATTGTAAAGCTCGGGCACATGACCCGTCATTTGATTGTATAACTCGCGCTTTGTTGCGTCGAGGTCGCGCTCCAAAATTGCCATAAGATTATTACCGGTGAAACGTTGGAGCGTCATGCCTCCGACAGAAATCACGATTTCCTTGACTAATTGCGTGCCAAGGTTTTCAATCCAGCGAAACTCATAGGGTGCCCACATGTCTTGTGCGCGGGCGGGTGGATGAATCGGGCTCCAAATCGACGGCAGCGTTACACATATATACGTGTCCATCAATAATTCCGCATATCTCGGG